ATTTTACCTTCTGTTTCTCGTATTTCTTTTGATATATTTGACCTAAGTTTATAAAAATTATCTCTCTTTTCATCTTCTTCTTTAAGAACATCTAATAATTTTTCTTCATGGTCATAACTATATGTAAGTTCCTCTTTGAAAACATCTAATAATTTACCATCTGTTAAGTCACCACCACAAGTTGGACACTTATCATCTTTTAATAAATGAATTTGTTTTTGTTTATTTTTAATTTCACTTCTAACAATTGATACATTACTTTTAATTTTACTAATCATATTTGTTTGTTTTTCAACTGATTTTTCGTATTCTGTTAATTCATTTCTCATGTTTTTTATTAAATTTGTTAAGTACTTAATATCACCATCTTTTTTAACTAAAGCATTTAATTTTTTTACCAACCTAACTCTTTCTTCTAATTTAACCTTATTGTCTTCATATTCTTGTATTAAGGAATCAGTATTTTTTATCCATGTTTTTACAGAATATTTTTTGTTATTAATGCTTACATCCAGTGCTTCATATTTACTTATTATAAATAAACTATTATTGATTTTTTTATCCAATTCGCTTCTATTTAATTCAGGTGTTTTAGACTCAATTTCTTCTAATTTTTCTTGTGCATCATTTAATGAGGTTTTTGATAAAGATATTCCTTTCAATTGTTTTTCTAAGTTTTCTATTCTTTGTTCTGATTCAACTATTGATTTTTCTTTATAGTTATTTGATATTTCTATTTCTCGTATCTTTTCATTTATACTTTTAAGTTTAGCGTTACTGTTCTCGTTGAGTTTTGTGTATAGGCTTAAACCAAACATTTTTTCTAGGAATTTTCTTTTTTCAGGTTTTTTCATTGAAAGGATTTTTACTGAAGAGTTTATATTAGAATGGATAAGGGACATAAATGTAGTATAATTTAATCCAAGAATATCATCAAGAATTTTTTGATACTCTTTTACGTGTGATGGTTTGTCTATAAGAATACTATTTCTATAAATTTCAAATTTATCTGGTTTAATACCTCTTATTACTCTGTATTTGTTTTTGTTTTTTATGAAGTCTAATTGAACTTCACATGCTTTACGATTTTTCCAGTTAACTATTTGCTCTTTTCTTATGTTTCTATGAACTTGACCAAACAGACCAAAAGGTATTGATTCCATTAGAGAAGATTTACCCGCACCGTTTGATCTACCTGTATCTAAATCTTCTCCAATTATAACGTTTAGTCCGCGTAAAAATGGCACTGTTTGCCATTTACTGCCAAAACTAAGAAAATTCTTTAATTTAACCTGTTCTAATTCAATGTTCATTTACTTCATAAGATTTTACTACCCATTTACACATCTTTCCAGTTATACCTTCAGCAATCTTATGCCTCCATGTTAATTTTTTATTTGTTTTGTCAGCTATCCTTTCTGCTTTTTCTTTATTTAAATAAATACTATCTATTTTACCACTCGCGGCCCATTGTAATATATGTACTTTCATTTAATTTACCTCATAAACACTTAATGTAACTGCTCCAGCTCTTTCAGCCCATCGTGGGTCATCTTCATTTAAGTTTATTTCAGAATAAAAATCTGTTATGCTGTGGTCTCTTATTTTATAAGGACTATCTGAATCAAAATCAACTGAAGTGTGTCTTAATTCATGTCTTATAAGTCTTTCTTTGTCAATTTCTTCTATATTTTCCCACGCATTTTTATCAATTCTCATTACATAATCATAACCTTCACTACCAGCATCATCAATAGTAAAAAATCTTAGCATTTCATTTGGTTTTTGAATAGACGCTAATACTATATTACCGCCTTTCATTCTTTTTTTCAAATCAAATATTAAACATATATTACATCCTGCTAACTCTGGAAAATGTTTTTCTATCATCTTTTTCTTTATTTCAGCTACATCGTCTGTGCAATTTTCAAATCTCATAATACATACTTCTCCTTCACATATTTTTATTATAATATAACATAAATTACTGATATTGTAAACTAAATTTTAAATAACTCTGGATCAATCCAATCCTTAATTTTTTTAGGTTCTTCTTTAGGAAACAATTCTCCTTTCATTTCTAATTTTAAAAGTTCTTTGGCTTGATCAATACTACACCCAAATCCACCACGAATTAAATCTAATGCTATTTTTTTAAGAGCATCATATTTGTTTTTTTCAACTCCTATACTACTAAAAGTTAATGTACCTTTGTATGGTGTCGTATTAATATATATACTATTATCATTTTCAATAACATCATTCCAATTTCCATTAATATTATAATCATAATTACTAGTATCATCAGTAGTTGTAATACTATTCCAATTTGCCATTTTTTTCCTCCAACATTTTTGGTATGTCTAATAATTTTCTATACTTACAATAATAACATAAATGATTATAAGCATCTAAATTTTCATTGCATTCAGTTTTGTAAATATAACTACACCAATCTTTTTTACTTAAATTTAAATTTGTTCTTTTTATTTTCTTAAAACTTCCAGTGGTGCCTGTTGGTCCAGTGCTCATTTATTCTCCTCTATTTTCTTAATCATATTTTTTGTAATATTTACAAGAACATTTTTTTTAATATTAACAGGTTTGTCACTTTTTTCTATATAATCATCAATAATTTCGTCGTGGTTAATCAATGATAATACATCTTCCCGTAAATTAATTTCTACACCATCATTTGCAACATTTGAAAAATCAACTTTAAGATTTAAAGGATTAAGACTTTTAACTTTATCAACTAGTTTTTCATTTTCATTAGTGCCATAGTCCTTTTCAAATATAAGCTTTATAATATTACCTTCAATCAATTTTTTTGTTAGTTTGTCGTTTGTATTAACTTTACAAAACTTAGGATATTTATTAAATTCAATAAATTGTAAATCACCATCCTCCCATGTATAGTAACCTCTTTTACCACCAGCATCGTGAAAAGTTTGTTGATATGGTGCACCTAAATAAGTAATATTACCTTGTCTTGAAGGGGTATGAAAATGTGATGATATTGTTTGTTTAAATTGACTAAACTGATTTGAGTTGTGTCCTTTTTTACAAACATAATTGTCGTTCATGTGAAAACCACTTATTTCAAAATGACCAAAGCAATATTTTGCTTTTATACCATTGGGATCACCCATCCATGGTACTAATAATATATCATCAAATTTAGTTGGTTCATCAATTATTTTAACGTGTTTGTGTTCTTTGAATATTTCTAATGAGGTTGGTTGAATTGAATTTTTGAAATAGGTGTCATGGTTTCCTGTAATAATAATTAATTGTAAATCTTTTAATAATTCTACAATTTCTATACCTGTATCTATAGTTTTTACATTAATATGTTTGCGATTATGAAACCAATCACCGCCATGTATTATTGTTTTAATATTGTTTTTTACACAAAAGTCACATATTTCTTTAAATAAATCTTTTACTACTTTGTGCCATATTTCTGAATCATTATGGACACCAAGGTGTGTATCACCTAACACTATATACTTCACAGTTTTTATTTCTCCTTCTTTTTACTCACTCCTTTCTTTTTCTTTACTTTATCTAATGATCTTAATATTTGATAATCAATTGCTTTAATTAAATAATAATCTCCATATTTATCTTCTTCTAACAATTGAATTTTCTTATAACATATATCTTTTATTTCACTATGCTTTTTTTGTTTTTTTATATAATTTAAAAATGAATGGTATATTATTGTAGTAAAATATGCAAATGGATTTGGATATTTATATTTCTTTGCATCAAAATTGTGCATATATCTTAAACAAGTTAACACTGCTTCTGAAATCATATCTTCTTTCCAAGTATATCCACTATAACTGCCTTTACTAGCAAAATTCTTGGCTATTTCAAATATCATTCCTCCTAGTTCTTCTGTTATATGCTTTGTATCTTTATATTTTTTTAATTCAACTAATAAATCTTTATTGTTTACATAATGTTTTCTCTTTTTAATAATTTCACCTCTCTTTTTCACAATTTAATATAATTATATATCAAAAGAAGTAAAATGTAAACATTCTAGTAAGATAAAATTCCAATTTTTTAACCCAAATTCACATGAGTTATAAATATCAATGTGCTGGTGAACAAGTTATTTATCTTTCTTCCAAAATTATTTTTTTTATCGCTCTATTTATTCTTCCAAAGATTTTAAAATAATTACAAATTTCCGGTTGAGTTGTAAAGTCCATCCATTTTTCATTTATTTTTGTTTTAGTACTATGTTCATATTTTCTAGCATTACATTTCATACACATAGTAGCAGAACAATTTTTACATTGTTCTGCTACATCATCAGGTACTTTCCACAAATCTGCTTTTTCACAATTATTTTGTATATCTTTAACAAAAGTATTTAATTCAATATTGGTTATTTTTAAATCTTGTTTTTTTAATTCATTATAAATAATACCATGACAAAAATAAACATTACCATCAGTATCAACCGTTGCCATATTTTTACCTGCACTACAAAATACTTGTAAACCCTGAAACCATGACATCAAATGTGTATTATTTTCTCTATAAAAATCAAGTTCTTTTCTCCCAATTTCTAATATAGCTTTTTCAAAATCTTCATAATAAAAATTACTATTAAAATGCTCTTGGTCTATTGTCGGATTATATTGAAACCTTTTTTTATTATTATATTTATCATATAATGCTCTAAAATCATCCCAAACTATAGGCATATATTTAAAATCTCTTGGCATTATAGTTGATTTTAAAGATATAGGAAACCCCAAATCAACAAAACGTTCCATATTTTTTAATATTACTTCACTTGTTGTATTGTTTTTTTTATCTTTTCTACGTATATCATGAATAGGCTGGCCATCATATGAAAATTGAATACTGAATTTCTTATAATCTTTATATGTTTTTAAAATATTATATAAACCATCCATTTGATAACCATTAGTATATATATGAAATAAAACTTTTGGGTTTTTAACATATTTTTCTATTAACGTTTTTATTAGAACCGGATTTAATGTTGGTTCTCCACCCCAAAAATCAATCTTAATACCACAATATCTATCATTGAACCATTCATCTTCAAGAAGTTCATCAATACGTTTCATTATAAGATTGTGGTCTATTTTTTCCGTTTCCGGTGTTTTGTCAAATTCAAAACAATATTGACATTTCATATTACATATTCTGGTTGCGTTCACTTCAAGACAAAAATAGCCTTTTTGTTTCATTTTTTATCCTTTTAACATTTTTTCTACTTTTTCAACTCTAATATTGTAACTTTTTCTTCTAGTTCTTGAATAGCCTTTACTAATATAGGTATAACCTCTGCATATCTAATTTTCATTATACCGTCTTCCATCTCATAAACTATACCAAATTTATGTTTAGTAAATATCTTTTCAATATCTTGTGCAATAAATCCAAAATGAATTTTATTATCTTGCTTCACATATTTATTATCGTTCCATGTAAATTTACACGGTTTTAATTTTTTAACAGTTTCTAAACTCATATTTATCCATTTCCTTTTTATAAATATTCTATATTATTTTTCAATCTTCTATCAGAAGGACCACCACCGCCCTCACAACCTTCATCACTATGACAGCCACAATATCCGTGACAACTACATAATCTATTTTCTCCACAATCACCATCACATTGACAAACTATTCTTAAATCATTTATTTCAGTTCTTAAATCATTTAATTCAGCAGCATAAATTAAATCAGAATATGTATTAGTAACTCCACCTCCAATTTCATTTATAGAAGTTTTCATATCAACCATATGTTGCTGTTCTATATCATCATCACTATCTACTGTTGTGCTAAAATCTTCTGCATATCCACGTCTTACTCTTTCTTCATCAATAGAAGCCCTAAGGGTATTGGTATGAGAAGCTAATATTATATCTCCTATTATTACTGCTGCTCCAAAATTTGTTTCATTAGTTGGACAAGTCGGTGCATTTAATACACAATTATCACTAAAACAATTAAAAGTACAGTGTGTTGGGTAACAAGCCATTTTATTTTCCTCCAAAATTATCAGTTTTAATCATTTTTTAATATCCTTTCTTAACATTTTTGTAAATTTATCTATTTCTTTTAAATCTTCTTTGTTTAAATTTAAATTTTCAACATCTTGTAAGTATTTTTCAGCAAGGTTTAACAAATCATCAGAAACCATTTTATCATATTTAAATAACAATTTAGATGCTTTTAATAAATATAATGATATATTATATAAATCATTAATTTTCATTTAATTTCTCCTTTAACATTTTTTATTTAACTATATTGTGCTGCTGTTGCTGTTCCAGTTAAATTTCCAGTAACATCACCAACAAGATTGCCTCTAAATGTTACAGCATATACATTAGCAAATCTTAGAACTGGTGTTCCAACACTATGTGTGTCATCAATATCTGGCGCTGAGTCTCCGTCTGTTTCAACAAACTGACCAAAAGTTGAGTCAAGAACTCTTATCCACGCAGAATCAGTACCAAAATAAAAAGACTCAGCATCTTCAATATACACTAATCTACGTTCATCAGTAGCCGCCCAAGTTGGTAGTGTAGTTAGTGATTCTGCAAAAAATGCGCCTTTCATATTTATTCCATGGTAATCCATTATTTAATTCCCTCCATATTTTTAATTTTTTTTTCAATTTTTCTTTGTATTTTACATAATTCATCATTAAAGGTTAAACATTTTATTTTAAATTTATTTTTAACTTTCTTATTAATTTTTGCTCTATTTATTTCTACTCCTTCATCTTTTAAGCAGAAGTCAAAGAATAATTTACTTCTTTGATTTTTTCTAAAATTTATATTAAGATTATTTATCATTTTAATAATATCAGAATTTACATTAAATGTATCCATCATTTTTTGTAAATTTTTTGTATTATCAGTATCTTCTGTGGTAAGCTTTACTGTGTATGACCTAAATTCGTTAATATAATTTGAAAATCTCATAATTATCCAATTATTGTTATATGTGCAGCAATATCCTCAAATACCCATATTCTAATATTATTTTCATCAGTAGGTATAATTTTATATGGTTTAAGTAATTCTTTATTTAAATCATCATACATTTGTATTAAAGGGTTTGAATTAGAATAACCAAATCCATGGTTAAAATCATCATAGTATGTATCACCAGAAGGTGTCCATGACAAACCGCTCCCACTTACCTCATAAGTTCTTGATATTCCACCGGAAGCTGTAATTGATGGACTTTGTGCTGAAGCAAGTAGTGACCAAAGGTCGTTTATAAGGTCATTACTAACAGATTTATTATAAGTACTGTTTGAAGGATCATAAATATCAACAGGTAATATATTATGTAAATTTTCTGTTTCTGCTAGTGTATTTGTATGTGTAGTCCAATTATATGCTGATTGATTACTTACTAATTTATTTTTATAAGAATAATCAATTGGTTGAGTGTCCCCGGCATTAAAATCTTCAAATCTATAAACTTTATCAAATATTTCAGCATTATCTATTTCACCGATTACGCTACTGGCGCTGGCGCTCCATGATAATTTCATTCGCTGTCCAGGTCCGTAATTATTACTACTTTCGTATTGGTCTTTTACATAAAATTCAAATATACCTTCACTATCAGTAATTATAGGTTGAGTTATACTTATACTTGATTGATTGTATATTGATATTTCAGTTGATGTTCCTGCTTCATAAACGTACACATCAGCATTTGGTACTGCTTCTCCTTCATTATCTAATAATGTATACCAAAAATGTTTTAATGACATAAATATTCTCCTATCCTATAATTGTAACTTCTACGTTATTGTTGGCGCTCATCCATAATTGTATTCTATCAGTGTTTATAGATTTAATTTTATATGGTTCAACTGTTTCATTTGTTGCTGTATATCTAACTTGAACTATTGGGTATCCGTTTCCTATAAAATGGTCAAGATTTGAATAGTATAAATTACCATCTGTTGTCCATGAGTTTACAGAAAATGTTCGTACTGTTGCCGCTGATGCTGCTATACTTACTGAACCACCACTACTCAATAAACTAAATACGTAATTCATTAAGTTATTACTTACAAGTTTATTATATGTAGTATCTGTATCATTATAATCTACTGCAGCAAAATTATGAGGTCCTTCAATTGCTGCCAATGAAATATGACTTTCCCAACTATATGCTAATTCATTACTTACTAATTTATTTCTTACTGCTCTATTTTGACTTATATTATCAGTTTCGTCAACTTGGAATACTGTTGGATAAATATCAATTTTATCTATAAATCCACTAGCAATACCAGCTTTTGACCATGTTAATTTAAATTTTTGACTGGCTTCATATCCACCAGTGTTTTCTAATTCATCACCAAACCAAACTTCAAAAAATCCATTTGAATTAGTTGTAAGTTCTGCAACTGATGTAGTTGTTGTTATACCAGCAGTTGGGTGTAAAAAAACTTCAGCTTCTGTTAAACTGTCAGCTAAGTAAAATCTAATTATAGCATTTTCAACTGGTTCTCCATCTTCATTTACAATATATTGCCAATAATGTATTCTAGCCATATTAATTCTCCATATTATTCTGTTATTTCTATTCTGTAAAACATTCTTAAATTTATATCTGTTGGTTTAAATAATGGGCTACATAATGTGTAAAACATTATATCACCTTCTTCATTAAATAAACCAATTTCTGTTATTGTTAAATCTTCTGTTGAACTTATAACAAATTCAATTATATAATGTGTTCCGCTATTATTTTCATAAACACTATCATAACTACCACTTAAAGTAGTTGATTGTATGTCATTTGCTCCGGCTGGGTTATATTCTTGTGTAGTTCCGTTTCCAGTTTTCCAATATCCAAGATTTTCACCAATACCCAATCCAGTTATATCATCTGGATCGACTTCAATTACAAATGTTTTTGGTAAATAAATAAAATTAGCTGAACCAACTGTTGATGATGGAAAGGCAATAGATGCTGAATTTGGTGAAGTTAAAGTAACATCTTCAGCTCTTATAGTTTCACCTGCATCATCAAAACATTCAATTATTAAACCACCGGCATTTAAGTTATGTTCTATATTCCATGTAGCCGGTATATTATTTGTCATAATCCAATCAAATTCAAATTTACCTGTAACTATTGTTGAGGTAACAAGAACTGTATAAAATGTATCATTCCAGTTAAATCCATCTTCTATTGTGTTCCAAGATTGACCTGCTGATATGCTATCTGAAAATACATGTACTCCATCTGTTCCAACATCTATTACTTGTTGACAATATCCGCTAGTTGTTTCAGCTTGAGTAAATCCTGAAGTATCTCTTATTTCATAAGGTGTTGACCAATTTCCTAACCAACCATTATTTGCTGTGTTTGCATATTTATTTATAAACCATATTGCATTATTCCAGTTAATTAATTGCCCATATGTTCCTACACTATCATAAACAACTATATTTTCTTCTTGAGTGTCTAAATCTATTTTAAATAAATGGTTATAATTAACAGGATTTTTCTTAAAATATAAATATCCATTGTATGCAACAATACTACTTACACTTGATGTGCCGTCAACAGAATATGCAATTGAATTTGATGTGCCATCAAATCCATAAACAGATGTTGAATTAAAATTATATACTATACCATTTAATTCAGTAATATTATCAGCAACATCACTATAAATACTAGTACCAAGATTTGTCCAACTATTACCCATTACTTCATCCCATTTTACAGCTGCATTATTAACAGAACCATAAAGCTCATTATTTAATTCAAATAATTTATAACATTGTCTGTTTGCATTAGAGGTACTATATGTATCTGCTGCCATTTCCCATGCGCTAACATCATCCCATCTTACTAAATATCCACCTCTACCACCTGTCCAATTTAATGAACCAGTGCTAGCATATAATCTGTCTTTAAATACAATTAAATCATATAATAATGTATTTGTTTCAGCATATCCATTAACAAATTGGTTTGCTTTTAATGTCCAACCACCTGCTTCATCCCATTCATAAAGTCTACCATCTGATACTGTATAAATTTTATCATTATAAGCACATAACGCATATAGTCTATCAGTATCGCCTGAACTAGGAGTACTTGCTAGTTCTGTCCAATTTGAACCACCATCCCATCTTAACATTCTACTAGCAGATACAGCATTTGAATATGACCAACCTGTACCAACATATAATTTATTATTATAAATCATGTTAGAAAAAATACTTTCATTATCCCATGGTAATATATCACTACCATAATTATACTCATTCCATCTACCTGAATAATCATCAGCACTTGTTGAATAAGGTGTCACTGTTGAATATCCACCATTAAGTTCAGTCATTTCTGGAAGACTATGGAATTTAACTAATGCTCCAGATGGTAATCCAGCAGAACCAGTAACAGTCATAAAACCTGGGTCACCGGAAGCAGATTTTGTTATTGATGTAATTTCAATATTATCACCTAAGTTTTCAACATCATCTAAATCACCAATCCAACCAGATGCTTCTAATCCTGTAGTATCAAGTAATCTTAATGAGTAAACACGACGTTCTTGGCTGTCTTCATAACTAACTAATGTATCAAATTGTGAATGTTTTGATGCTTTATTCCATGCAGCCGATCTTTCTACACTATGGATTCTTATTTCATCAAATGTTTGTTCTACATCATACATATCATGTCCAATTTGAAATCCATCACCAGTCATTTCATCATCCATGGCCACATAACTACCTGTTTCACTAGTTGAATCTGTAGCATCAACACCATTAATATATATTTTTAAACCAGTATCGTTACTACTACCATCATAAGTTGCAATTTGGTGTATAAATTGTCCAGCATATACAGATAATGTAGCTGTATAAGCATCAAGTGATGCGCTACCACCAACATCATTTAATTTAAAATGAGCACCAGATGGTGATCTTGCGTCAAATTGATATGCTGATTCTTCATATACTGCTGGTGTTCCACCTGATACTACTTCTGATCTTGATAATAATTCGATAGAAAATGGATCATCATATGTATCATTACCAAATATAAGTTCATTTTGTAAACCAACACCAATTGTTTCGTCATCTGCTCCAGTAAATAAATAAGCTTTACCAATTAATCCATCAACATAATTACTACTATCAGCACCAGCACTTGGTGTACCATGTAATTCATTTGTTGTTGAATCATATATTATACCACCAGTTGGGTCTTGACCCATGTGCCACACAGCTGTGAAGTTATCACTCCATACATTTTGAGCTTCAGTACTTCCTATATCACCAATATAGTTATTATCACTTGCTGATAAATTCCAAGTCAAAAGAAATTCTGTATTTGTTGTACTTGATATTGTTGGAACTTTAACCCATAAAATAGCTGTACCGGCTGATGGTACCCATTCACCTCTTTCACAGAAATATTCAACTGTTCCATCAACATTTGTTACTTTTAGTTTTTCTTTTTTATCATCAGTATCTAAAACATCAAACAATTTCCCAGTATCATAATCACCAGTACCGGCTGATGTTGATATATTTACCATCACAGGAAAATCAGTAAGTGTTTCATCTATTAATGAACTATCTATTGTTACTTTAATTGCTTGACTATCAGGAGTAATGTATGGACTTAAATCAATTCCTTCAACTCTACAAAATGAACCATCTTCTTCATATGCTCTACCTGGTTCATCTATTTCAAATGAAGCATTATCAGTATTTAATAGTAATCCTCTATTATAAGTATAATCATCATGTTGCATATCAAGTCTTATACCTGTAATATTATTATCAATCCAATCAGAGGTAGTACTCATATCCCATTCAATTATTTGCCATCCATAATCAGCATTGCCTGAATTTGCAATTTCATTATAAAACAATTCAGATTCATCATGTAGTGATGTTCTCCAGTAAATTCTACCTGTCCAAGAATTTGAAGCATCTGTTACCTTTACTCTAGCTGTTACTTCTGTGTTATTACCACCATTAAAACTTAAACCAATTTTTCTAATTTCTGGTTCTGCTGTTTCTCCATATACCCAATTAGTAGGAGTCATAAGCATTGTATCATCATCAGTTGCATAGATGTCTGCATTTGTTGATGTCCATCCTTCTAAATCACCATCATTAAAATTCCATCTATTATCAGCGCCATCAACAGTATCCCATGAAAAATCAATTCTTCTTACAGGTGTTGTTCCTCTATAAGCATCAGCTTTATTCCATGAAGCTACCATAATATCATCACTGGTAGGATTTTGTGAAATAGGAACCATTTGATTTTTAACATAATCATTATTATAATATTGACCAATAATACCAGATGCACCTGAGGTAGCAAGATTATGAGTAATTGTCCAGTCAAACGCAGTATATCCACTTACTTCAGATGTAAGTGTAAGATATTTAAGATTAGAACTTGCAGATGTGTATTCAGAATATGTAGCATGAAGAATATTAAACTCATCAATTTTTAATGCAAATCCCATATTGTCAGCACCTGGAGGTGTTTGACTTATAAGAGCACTTGACCATCCAGTCCATGCTGTTGTGTCCATTTTTGCATATCTTAATTGATTTCCACTGTCTGATTCGTAAATTGTATGAAGATTATCTGAATCATCAATATCAAGAGAAGTATAACTAAAATTTGATCCAACATTACTATCAATAGTATATGTAACAAAAGAACCATTAATATTAGTTAAATGCTCATATTCGTTTGAGCTGTTTTTATAAACTATATGTGCTGTATCAGTACTATCAAGAATAGTAGAAGTATATGAAGCACCAGATACATTTGCAGCAGTTACTGTCCATGAACTAGTATTACCATCAGCAAATTTTAATTCACCAATATAATCATCAATATAACTTACATTTATATTTCCATCACTAGACATAGCAACTGACATGTCTTTATAATTACCACTTGGAGATGTGTCTATTGTATCATAACTCCATAAACCACCAGCTTTAATAGCATGTTTTAAATAACCAATACCAGCTGTTTCAGCAGAATATATAACATGTGGATTATTTAAACTATCAATAATTAAAACAACCTGTCCATTTATTCCATCACTACCAACTATTACTGGTACCCAGGTTCCTGTTGAGTTATTGGCATATACTATATCATTGTTATCATAATTATAGGCTACATGTGATATACCTAAAGTATCTATATCTATTTTTATTGTATTATTTCCATCACAACTATCAACTTCTTCTGATGACCAAACATCAGCAGCTTTAGTAGCATATTTAACTTTATCTGTTCCATAATTATAATATGATATATATGGTACAGATTCACTATTAACATCTATAAAAGTACTTCCACTTATAGTTCCAGATGATACTGTTTCTGAAACTACACTAACATTTAATACTGGTGGAGTTCTTTGAGTTGTTTCAGTATGTACATAATCGTAATTATCTCTAATACCAGCTATATATGCTTCACCTCTTTCAGTAGTACCAAAGGATAAAGTTATTCTATTTTCACTGTTTATGTATACATCTTTAGGCCAAATTAATTTTCTACTATTATCATAACACTGAACAAGACAATTTCTTGTTCCTAAATCGTGTTGAACTACCCAGTCAAATCCAGATATTAATTGTTTATGTGTGTATGCAACAGAACCAGCATCAGTTCCTGATGGTGCTATTGGTGTTGCAGCAGAAAGGAAAGAAGTTCCTGTGAATTGAGTATTTAAGAAGGCATTTTCATGTTCATCATAAAGTGAAACATACTCACCAACTTCATCCATTTTACCAGTTGGTGCTACAAGCTGTTCATAATGAACATATCTACTTACTGGTTTTGTATAATTCCAGTATCTTATAAGTTCATCCATTAGATATTTATTAATAATATAATTATCACCTACTGGTTCACTTGATAAATCTATTTCTATTTTATAATGTGGAGTTAATACTAAACTATTTGTTTCATTAACACCAGTAGCACTAGCAGCACCAGTAGCTAAGTTAAAAATATCACCTGACCAACTAGTAGAACCAGAAGATGTTAATGTATTTAAACCAAATAGATAATTGAATGGACCATTTGATCCACTAGCACCTAAAAGATTAAGAGTAGTACTGTCAATTATATTTGATCTGTCTTCATCACTAAACACGTATAAACTTAAATCACTATTTATTCTTTCAATTCCTAAATAGTAATCTGTATCAGTTAAAAATCCAGTTGTTGTATATGCTGATTGGACATTAGAACCATTATTATATCCTTCACTTATTTTAAATTCATATGCTCCATTATACCATTCAAAAGAAGCACCTAACCAGTTACTTGTTGTATAATTATTCCATGTAACATCTTGGTCACCAATACCCCATAGATATAATCCAGCACCTGATATAGAAGTACTTGATAAATTTGTTTCTATACAATGAAGGAAATTACCAGAAGGTGTTATACTTGCTGTTGAATATATTAAATCATCAGTTGATTTATCAAATTCTGTGATAGTTAATTTAATTCTGTTAGCAACTGATAAAGCATTAGACGTATCTAATCCAGAAAAATTATAATAATTCTCGCTAGCACCACAAAGCCAAATATCTCTTAAACAATCACCAGTTGGAGCAACATCTGTATATGTAGGATAACCAGTTGGGTCATATTGTGAATAGTAATCTGTTCCAGCACCACCAGCTGCTTGTGTATTATAATATTCAAGCACATGATGATCATTGTCAAAAGTAGGAATATCACTTAACTCAGAAGAACACCATTCAGCCCATCGCTCATAAATGTTTAGTTTGTTTTCAGTATTACCTAATAACAATTTAAAAATTATATATATTGAAGCATAATCACCTTTTCTCTTTAAGAAATAAATTATAGTATCAACCCATTCCCTTAAATTGCTTTCAGGTAAATCTTCATCAATTTCAATACCATAATCAAGAGCAATAAGATTAAGAAATCTTATATCAATTTCTTTTGGATCTAACAATGACCATAAATTCTTTGTCATATTATATACTGAGTGATGAACTTGGTCAAAATAAACTTTTAAAAATTCTTCTAATTTAGATGTTCTGTTGTTTTCAGGTAATGCTTTGGTCATATAATCTTTCATTCCTTCAAAAACAACACTATACATATTTGTTTCATTAGAAACAGCGTATATTTTACCAAAATATACATATGCTCTATTAGTGTTAACATCATCTCTATAAAGAGCACTATTTACATTTAACCAATCATGGAAAAATGCGTCTTTTCTAAAGTACATTTCATTACCAATAGTAAAACTACCAACAGATAAAGAATGGTCTCTAAGCAAACCTTTGTATTCAAATTTAAAATTATTTCCACTTATTTCAGTGATTCTAAATTTATAACCAATAAGTTCACCGGTACTTCTTTTTTCATATAGATGAGTTACTACACCACCTTTAGCTACTATTGTTTTACGTGGTCCAATAAGATAAGAATTTGCTTCACCACTTGATTCTTTTATTATTCCAAAATATTCATTAAGAATATTGTAACTACTTTCACTAAATTTTCCCATTATTATGTTTCCTCTTGTATTAATAATGTATTATAACTTAAGATAGGAAATTGAGTTTGACCTAATTGGATTTTTCTCAATTGATTATCTTTACCTGCGTATGCTGATTCAACCCAATACGGATAATTTCCTATTGTATTTGATTCATATATACTTGTAGATATATTTATGTCCCTTATATTAAGATTTCGTATACCATTTATATTAACAAAATCATTATCTGCTGATACATTTGATATATCAATTATATATTCATTAATATCATTAAAATTAATTATACTATTAAAATTTTGATTTACGGATCTAAAGTAATAAATTAATTTATCTATTATATCTTGTTGTACATTTGAAAATGTGTAAAGTCTTTTTATTCTAACACCAAAATCAAAACTAAAATATATCAATTCTGGTATACTAAATAATTCATATGCACATATCATTTTTCTTGGAAGTAGGTAGTTTATTAATTCAGTATTCCATGTAGATGAATAACTAGTTGGAACAAGAATACTAGCACTTGTGCCCCAATCAGTTGTAAATGTACCGGCTGATGTTATAATTGTATTTGCACTCCAACTATCAGGTATAACAGTTAAATGTACTCTATTGTATTCAAGTATACTTCCACCTGAAGGAGCAATATCTTGTTCACCCCAGGCATTTGCAACAACTGTATCTGATCTTTGTTCTAGATGTGATATGTAGTCAATAGATGTAATATTTCTAAATTGAGCATGTAAACCAGACTGAGTATTAGTTTTTACTTCATCAACAGTTTCAGGTTCAGCTGCTCCTAATGAAGCAGCAGAAAGAGATACACTAAGTAAATCATTACTCAAAAAAATATTAACTGTTTCATATGTTTTTTCAACAACACTAGTACTATCAAATACCCATGTTTCATCAACATCAGCACCAACACTACCTTCAATTCCTAAACTTTCAAGAGCTATTATATTTATTGTATCAGATATATCTGGCACATTTCTTGAAGAGTTAAATACTATTTTACTTCTTTCATATCTATCATAAACAAACATATAAACATTATCTATATCTGTTAGAGGATCAAGATTATCATAAAAATCACTAACTCTTGTCCATATTTCATCATTTACTGATACTTGAATTGATGGTAAATTATCATCTAAATCTTCATCATAAGCATAATTAGATGGTAAAACCAATTCGTTATCAACCAAATCAATTCCTGTAAATCCAGTAAGTTCTACTATTGTTCCTTGCCTCATTGGTACACTAATTATTGTTGTTGTACCAGTGGCAGTTTGCTCTGTTGTTGATACTGTTGAAAACTTTATTACTACTTCATCATCAGTTGTTCTACCAGAATCAAATTGTTTCCAGGGATATACTTTTAATACATCACCAGCTTGTGTGCCAGTTACAGTAATATCAGCATATATTCTAGCTGATCTTTTTCCTTTTGGTTCATATCCAACTTGTCTTGCTAATCTATTAGCACATTCATATATATCAGTTGTTTCTGAAAATACATTCTTTGCTACCTTATTTACAAAAAATGTATTCAAATCACTAAAATATGACATTAATTCAAGAAGAACTGTTATATTAGCTCCTTCAAAATTAAAATCTTTAAAAGTATTATTTGCTGCTAATTCAGTCTTTAACTTTGCTAAAGCTGTATTAAAATCTAATGCAAGATAGTCCGGTGTCAAAATTGCCATATGTTTTTCCTCTTTTTATTTATATTTATTTATACACTTTATCTACTAAGTATAAATTTTATTTCTTCAGTTTCTTTGCTTCCCACTATGTTAAACTTTAATCTACAATCATATCTGCCTTTATCATATATTGGATCTATATCAAATCCAGTTATTTCAATTCTATCTTCCCAGTATCTTATAGATTCTATTAAGCTTTCTGCAATTAATCTTGCTGTAATATCATCAATAGGTTCAAAAAGTAATCCACTCATATTTGCTGCAAATGGTTGAAGCATTCTTCGTGATCCCTGTAATGTATTTATAATATTTATGATACTATTTAAAATAGCGTTAACATCTGTATCTCTTGTTATATCACCATCTGTTTGTCGTGTTAGTTCTATATCTATATCACTCCAAACTGCTGTGCTAGAATGAGCCATGTTTCCTCTCTTTTGTTTGTTATTGTTACATCCTGAATTAAACGGTAATTAAAGTGGTTTTTACCTTTCCAAGAACACTACCTATTTACAATTTGATTACTATTATTAAATCTTGAATTAAGAGCTAGAAAATAACCCCTTAAAACCCACTTTTTATCCCTCTCTTTTATCAGTAATTTTACCATAAATTATTTGGTACTTTCACTGAAGGTTTAATAGATGTTATAGTTTCAACTGCTTCTGTCTGTAAATCATCCATTTTTGTTCCAATAGATTTTAAGTTAGCTATAAAACTCGCTGATGTAGCCAATCCTGTTGTAAATGTGTCAAAATCAAATGTCCCATCTGCTGTAAGTCTTAAAGCTGCTATAACTGTATCAACCCTGTTACCAGCACTAACTATTTCAGTTTGACAATCTGCTAAATCTGTTTGATCACTCAAGCAACCTAATAATCTATCAATTTCACTTATAATACTATTTATATTCATAATACCAAGTAGTGATTCTAAAGATTTTAGTATTTGACTTATTGGTAATTCAGGTAATGCTATCATTTCTGGTATCGCATCCATTGCATCACTAATTGTGCTTGTAACAGAATTTTCAATACCATCAAGTTTACCTAAAATATTTTCTAAACAACTTCCATCAAAATTAGATATAGCTGATATAGATGCGTCATCTATTCCAACGGCAGTTGATGTTGCTTTACTTGTAGCACTAGTTATATCTTCAACTGATGTAACAGTACTACTATATCCTTCAATACTATTAACAGTACTAGTAACTTGTGTTTCAGCTATTGATGCTGAATTTTCTAAAAATAATAATTTATCTTCTAATGTGTTATTTAAAATTTCACATGGGTTTAATATTGTCATAATTTAACTCGCTATTGTATCTGTTGTTGTGTCTGTATCTACAGCCATTTGCTCATTTGGTGATTCTGTATCTTGTTGTGCATTAGCATCATTATCAACACCTTGTGAATGTGTATGTGAATTATATATAGCCAGTGCGTCTTCATTAAGTAATTTTCCCATTGCACCACTCGCATTATTATACCAGTAGCTGTTATATTTAAAGCAGCTGAATATGTTTCTGTTGCTAAACCTGTAACTGTTTCAGTTTTTGTACCTGTAATTTCTGTAGTCTTATTACCACCTATTTCTTCGTCTAAGTTGCCTCCAACTTTATGTTTTTCATTACTATCTACGGTATGATTTTCATCTTGCTTAATATGTATATTTCTATTACCTATTGTAATTTCATATTTATCTTTTTCATTTTTAATAACCATTGTACCATCATTGCCAACTTCAATATAACTATTACTTGGATGGAATATTTGAAATCTTGCTGCTCCAGGTGATGAATCCAATTCTATTATTACTCCACCATGTGTAGCAATTACTGTATTATGTGGATATAAAGCATTAAAAGGAGAAGATGGTTCACTAAATGTACCACCTAATGCTGTTGATACACCTACATCAAGGTTACTATTTTTATATTCTACTATTGTTCCCGCACTAATACCTCGTGCCAATCTATGAACATCTGATTCTCCTATTCTGTTAGAGGTTGGATACACTCCAGCTGGATCATTAAATCCTTTTGTTGTATCTGGTTCAGTTGTTGGTATACCAGGTATAGAAGCAAAATACATAGGATTTTGTAGATTTTCATTTTCAAAAAACACCATAACATGTGACCCTTGAAGTGGAACACCCCACATACCAAATCCTGATACTGATCCTTCCATTATTGGCATACATGGACTAGCCCATGGTAATTCACTTGTTGGAATACCTTCAAACACATCCTTTTCTTTCTTGTCAGTATGAAGCCCAAATATTCTAACCTTTACTCGTCCTACTTGTAAATCATCATTGTTATCTTCAACAATTGCCCTAAAGAACCCTCTAAGATTCATACTTTCAGGCACTATATCTTTTATTGCATTTTTTTGCATTCTAT